ATGTAAGAAGTAATTTCTGTTTCTTGTGGTGCTACTTGTACTTCTGCACCAGCAATCCATTTTTGTGTCCATGGTAATGGATTTGCTTGTGGGACAACATATGGACATTTTAGATTAACAGCAATCATACGTTTACAACAAATCCATTCAATATAATCGCCTAGCAATTGTGTGTTTAATCCAATCATTGAACCGTCTTTAAATAGATATTCAGCCCACTTCTTTTCTTGTTCTACTGCATCAACAAACATCTGAATACATTCTTCTTCTGTTTCTTTTGCAATTTTTTTATAGTCTTTGTCGTCTTTTGGTAAAATTTTTAGAAGTGATTGAGTGGATGCTAAATGTAAATTTTCATCACGTGCAATTAGTTTAATAATTTTAGCATTGCCTTCCATCTTCTTGAGTTCAGCAAACGCCCAACTACACGCAAATGAAACATAGAAACGAACACCTTCTAAAATATTCACACTCATAAGTGTCTTATAGAGGGCTTTTTTAATTTCATACACATCAACATTAACTTTCTTTCCATTAACTGTGTGATTGCCTTTACCTAGTAATTGATACTTTAATGAAAGGTCAATAAGTTCATCATAGTTCTTACTGATATCATCAGCACAATCTAAAATTTCTGTAATGCCTGTGATTTCATCAAAAATCAATGTAGGATTTGAATAAATGTTACGAATAATATGTGTATAACTGCGACTGTGAATTGTTTCGCTGAATGTCCAAGTCATAATCCAATTTTCTAGTTCTGGAACAGAACATAATGGACCAAATGCTTCTACTGGCGCACGACCTTGTACACTATCAAGTAGAATTTGTCTTTTAAGATTACTTGTAAAGATATGTCTTTCATTATCTGTAAGATTATTGAAGTCATTTGCATCTTTATGACAATCAACTTCCTCTGGTCGCCAGAAGAAACCTAACTGCTTTTCAGTAAGTTTGTCAAATTGTTTATACTTTAATGTATCAAAACGTTGAATTGTTACTCCACCCGATGGGTCCAAAAATGCTTTTGCTTTTGTATGGTCTTGTTTATTTTTTGCGTTAAAAACAGTCATCTTATATCCTTATAATGTGCAACTATCACATTCATCTTCGTCTATTAGTGTACCTTCTTCTAACGATTCGTATGGAATTTCTTCATTTTTATCCATTGAATTTAATGCATTAATATCTAACTCACCTTGACCATCGAAAGTATTGAAGTAATACAATTGTTTTCCACCATACTTATAAAACATAATAAGATGTTGTAACATTACTGACATTGGTATCTTTTCATCTTCAAAGAACACCGGATTGTAACTTGTATTAACTGAGATACCTTGGTCGATATACTTCTGTAATACTGCCATAATTTTTAAATATCCTTCTGGAGATTCTTGGTCCCACAGAAGTTCATACTTGTTTTTTAGTTTATGAATACCAGGAACGACTTGCTTTAACACTCCATGTTTGGATTGTTTTACTGAAACATAACTTCTTGGTGGTTCAACACCATTTGTGGAATTTGAAATCTGTGCTGACGTTTCTGCTGGCATTAGAGCCATAAGAGTTGAATTTCTTATTCCGAATTCTTTAAGGTCTTCTCTAAGAGATTTCCAATCCATTCTTTCTTTATGAGGTACTAGTTCATCAATTTCTGGTTTACGAGTATCGATTGGTACAGTACCATGTCCATATTTTGTTTCATCTGTCTTAGGACAAGGTCCTTTCTCTTGGGCTAATTTATTTGATGCCTTAATGAGATAATAACTCCAGGCTTCTGCCCATTCGTCAACTAACTCCAAGTTAGTATTAGTATAATTCATATCATTTTTTGCCAACCAATACGCAAAATTTATAATGCCTACACCCAAAGGTCTCCTATTAATTGTTGCCATTTCGGCCGCAATGATTGGATAATTTTGATAACTCAACAGAGCATCAAGTCCTCTTACTGCCAACTCACAAGGTTTTTCAAAATCTTCTGGACTTCTGACATTACCCCAATTAATGGCACTTAGTGTACAGAGAGCAATTTCACCCTTTTCATCAATTATACTATTCAGTGGCTTTGTTGGAAGAGTAATCTCACAACATAGATTTGATTGTTTGACTGGTGCCACTTTCGAATCGAAAGAACTATGGTCATTAGCATGGTCTACATTTTGAAGATAGATGCGACCTGTATTCTTGCGTTCATTCATAAATGACGAAAATAATTCAATTGCAGGCACCGTTTTCTTACGAATAGACGTTTTACGTTCTGCTTGTTCATAAAGTTCTTTGAATTTATCTTGGTCATTGAAGAATGCTTCATATAGCCCTGGAACATCCTGTGGTGAGAACAATGTAATGTCTCCACCTGTCATTAGACGTTCGTACATCAATTTATTGAACTGAACACCATAATCCATGTGTCTAACACGGTTATCTTCTGTGCCTTTATTGTTTTTCAATACAAGTAAGTCTTCTACTTCATAATGCCAAAGAGGATAGTATAATGTTGCCGCACCACCACGAACACCACCTTGTGAACATGATTTAACTGCCGCTTGAAACATCTTATAGAAAGGAATAACACCTGTATGACTTGCATCGCCATTACGAATAGGTGAGTTTATTGCTCGGATACTACCTGCACCAACCCCAATCCCTGCTTTCTGAGAGACATATTTAACAATTGAACTAGATGTAGCATTGATACTATCTAAACTATCATCTGTTTCAATTAATACACAACTACTGAATTGTCTTTGTGGTGTGCGAACTCCTGCCATAACAGGAGTTGGTAATGAGATATCAAAAGTACTAATTGCATCATAGTAATCTTTGACCCATGTTAATCTTTCTTCTCTTGGATATTTGCTGAATAAAGTTGCCGCAATTAGAACATATGCCATTTGTGGCGTTTCATAAATTTTATTTGTTACTCGATTTTGTACTAAGTATTTTCCACGGAACTGTTCCATTCCAACGTAAGTAATATCAAAATCTCTATCATGTCTAATGAAAGAATTAATCTTTTCCCATTCTTCTACTGAATAGTCTTCTAGTAATGCTTTATCGTAAAATCCAGATTTAACATTTCGTTCGACCAATTCAAATACATGACATGGGTCAAAGTGACTGTATACTTCTTTTCTAATATGATAATTGATTAGGTTTCCTGCAACCCATTGATAGTTTGGTGTGTTTTCTGATATTAATTCGGCTGCCGCTTTGATTAATGTTTCTTGAATTTCGCTACTTGTCATTCCACCATAAAATTGAATATGTGATTTTAATTCAACTTCACTAGCAGATACATTGTTAATATTGTTACAGGCCTCAAATACGACTTTGTGCATTTTTTCTAAATCTAAAGCCTCTTTTTCTCCATTTCTCTTAACTATGTGAATCGCAGTCATTTTTTCCTCTATCTAATATGTGTTTATTTCTGAATCTTCCATTCCTGCAACACGTAACTTAATTATGTTTGACAGTTGAAAGTGTTTAATTTCGAAGCCTTTTGTTATACCTAGATATTGATTTCTAACAAGTGCTACTTGATTTATCAATTCTCCAACTGCAACAATTTCGTCTTCGCCGTCAGCATACTTTTCAGCATCTCTGCTACTCAATACTTTATTATAATTCTCTAAATATTTCCTTAAGTATTGGCTTCTTTTTTTACGTAACGTAATATTTAGGTGTTCTAATATTGCTTCGATTTCTTGTAACTGACCGAAACGTAATTCAACGTATGCAGGAAGTTGAGTAGAGTTCTTTTCAACATTACCCTTAATCTTAACTTCCTTTCTCGCATCCGATAACTCGCTTTCAAAAAATTGAAGGCAAGATGGAATTTCACTCCAGTCTTTTACTATTTTGCTATACCAATTCATTAGTCCCAATCATCGTCTTCTTCATAATAATCCTCATTATCATCTTCAAAATATCGGTCTAGTGCGACTTCTAAAATCTTGTCTCCGTCGATTAATATCTCTATATCTTCGGGACTCATTCCTAGTTCGTCACACTGTTTGATAAACATCTCCCCGGCTTCTATTCTATCTTTGCCTGGGATGTAATTTACCAAAGTCTCCCATAACTCATAAAGCGATTCTGATTCCAAAAAAGTCTCCTCTTAGTATATCTTGTTAGTGTAAGCAATGTATTTATTACATTTTGCTTTTTTCTTATACTTCTGATTCAACTTGTTCTAATCCATGTTTCTCATCTTCTAAGTTATCATCATTCCATTCACTCATAATAATATCAAGTTTTTCTGGTGACCAATTTTTACGAAATTCAATCATCTCTTCACCTGATTTTGTGTTATATTTCAATCGGTTACCTTGTTTTATTAATAATCCTTTTGCTTCAAAGAACTCAACTAATCCACTATATGGGTCCATTCCTGTTTCATATGGAATCTCAACTTGTACACTTTCGAATGGTTTTGAGTAACGAGTTTTCATTACTTTACACGCCGCTCTGATACCATGCACTTGTGAAGTTTTATTTCCATCAGCATCTACTTTTAACTTAAGTTTTCTCATTGCTACTACAATAGAACTAGCATAGATAAATCCTTGACCACCAGAGATTTTATCATCTGGGTCAAACATATCTTGCGATGCATATGTGTGATTAGTTGCTACCATACCTATATTATGTTGTCCAAACATATTAACACTATTGCGTACTAATGCATTTAAGGCTTTTGGTTTACGACCCATATCACCTTTCATGTCACCACGATTGAACTGGTCAACATCAGTTGGGGTCATCATCATTCCTAAACTATCAATGACAAACAACACTTTTGGACGGTCTTCGTCTGGTGTGCCTGAATGGTCTTCTCTGTACCCTTTCATAAAGTCTGAAATGATTTTAGCAACATCATCAATCATTGACACACTTAATTTTAATAATTTTTCTGGTGTAGTATCTACATCTAGTGCATGTAACCATGTTTCATCTAGTGCATTTTCACTATCGATTAGTACTACAAAAATTCCTTGGTCTTGTGCATTTTTTACAATATTTCCTGCCGCAATGAATGATTTTCCTGCTCCACTTTCACCAGCGAATACTGTTACTTTTCCTAATGGAATTCCTTTTTGAAATTCACCACTGATAAGTTTGTTTAATGTATAATTTCCTGTCGATATCCAAGTATCTGGGTCTCTGAAACCAACACTCATACCAGGAACAGATTTCGTTATACTTTTGCGAAATTTACTCGCATCAAAGGCTCTTGCCATATATTTCTCCTTATGTTGATATAAGAGAGTAAGGGGAGTTAAACTCCCCACACTCAATATTGGTTCTTAGTCAGTTTTTCTACTACGAATCATTGCTAAGATATCTGCCGCATCGGCCTTCGGTGCATCAGTAGTTGCTTGAGCAGTTGCTGGTGCTGGTGTAGGCGTTGGTGTCGGAGTTGGAGTAGCAGTTGCTACTTTCTCTTCCTTCACTTCTTCTACCTTTGGAGTAGGAGTTGCGGTTTTTGGTGTCGAAGTTCCTGCTGGAACATCTAACCCATAAGGTTTATAGTGCTGTCCCCAACGAGTCGGGTCATACAATTCACCATCAACAGATGCTTCGAACATCTCTTTAATGACTTTCATATCATCTTCCGTTGGACGTTTTGGCATGAACTCATTTAAATTAAAAAGACCATGAGTTTCAATTATTTTACGTTCTTCTTCATTTAGTGAACGTTCTTTACGTGACCAAGATGAAGTTGAATAGTCAGCATACTGACCTTTTTGTGTTTTAGTAAGACGGAAGTCTGTACCTTGTTCATAATCCGTTGGAAGATTATCCATGTCTGGGTCCATTAGAGCCGCCTTCAATAATTTGAAGATTTGTGGTCCAATGATAAATCTACGAACTGGATTTTCTGGTTGTTCACCACCGATAGGGTCAGTTACAACCAAACCTTGGAAAACGTATGAACGCTTTTTCCAATATGTACGACCTAGGTCTTCCATTGATGGGTCTTTAAACCAAGGACGTATCTCTGCGTGAATTGGGCACGATTCGCCCCACATTTCAACGCAAGGTACTTGAACGATTACTCGTTTAGTTTCGTCACCGCCTTTAACACCAGGGAACGGAAGTTTGATAACTTGTCGTTCTTTCCAAAAGAATGTGTTAGTGGGGTCTGAGTCTGGAAGGAATCTCAATACTGCTGTATTGTCATTATCCATATTCCAGAAAGGGTATACTGCATCTGAACCTCGATTCGCAGATGAGTTCTCTGATGCTTTGTTGTCTTGTGCGAGTAATTTCGCACGGATTTCTGCTAGTGTTGCCATTATATTTCTCCTATATTAGCCTTTATTAGTTTTCTTAAGTATTAGTCTTTATTAGCCTAAATGTATCATACAAATGTAACTAATGATACTATTATACTTATCTTTTTTTAAAAAGTCAACCATTAAATACGTCTTTTTGGATGTTTTTTGAACCCATAAAAAAAGAGAGTTTTTACACTCCCTTTTATTATAGCATAAGTTGACTATGAATGTCAACAAGAAAATTACTTATTTTTTAAAAATCATCAACACCTGCTAAGTGTCTGATTCTAACTTGGTCATCATCTGGTCCTGATGCGAATTCTCCATCTTCATCTTTTCCTGACGGTTTATCAATCATTTGTGGTGGATAAATCTCGTCTTCTGAAGACCAGCCTACCATTGCTTTAATTTTATTACCATCTTCAACTGCAACGATTGCCATACCATCAATATTATCTGCAATCTCAGAAACCTTCATATTAAGATAACCTGAGTGGTCAGTTTCAGCATGAGTAGAACCTACTCGTACTCTTTCTAAATAATCTTTAATTTCACTTTGTAAATCAAAACGATATGCTGGATGACTTTTCATGCTAAAAACTACTGCATCACCCATCTCCCAATCTGCTTCATTTGACATTTGGATTAAATCATCAAGTGTTGGTTTCTTCATTGAATATTTCAACTCAGCATCATCTTCATCTATTTCATTTTTTTTTTCGATGACTTTATCACTATCAAACTTTGAGAATGCTTCTTCTAGCATTTCAGATATTCTAGTATCTGCTGATTTTGGCTCTACAGTTTCTACTGATGCCTTTGACATCTTAAGTAACTGTCCTGCTACTTGCATATCTTCTTTAGAAATACCTCTTGGATTTGAACGAATAGCATCTGCGATATCTGTTAAGAAGAATGATAATTCAGCCGCTAAATCGTGGCCTTTCTTCTTAGCACCTTTATCTTTTAATGTGTCTACTGTAACTGTATCAGCAAGACCATCAAACGTCATTGCAATTTTAGAAATCTTCTGTTCAGCCGCTTGTTCTGGTGTACGAGGTTCAGCAAATTGCTTCTTAATCTTATCATAATCATATTCTGGATTGCTTGGCTCACCAAAAGTAATTGTATTGACTCTCTCGCCTGTCTTTCTAACTGTTGCTGATATTATCTCTTTAACTCTTTCAGTTTGATTGTCTCTACGAGATGTAATTTCATCTTCATCTTCGTTTACACGATGAACTAATGGTAGAATATCTTTTAATGATTCTTCAAATGAACTCTTTGTGAATTTTTGAACGTACGAATCTAATGTTTCTTCTGAAATCTCTGCATTTGTTTTCTCTCCTTTAAGAGCAATATCTTCGACAAATTTAGCATAACCTCTAGCACCTTGAATTCTCTGTACTCTTTCTTTGATTGAGTTCATACTACGTCTAACGTTTAGTACAACTTTACGATTGTTTTCATTTACTAATTGTTGTCTATCTACTATTTTAGTAAACTCTTTTAATTGTGCTAAATTACTAGACAACTCTATAATTGCTTCGCCTACCATATCATGTGTTTCACCACCTGATGCGATATGACGTGCCATTGCTCTTGCACCATTTAAATGTAAAAATGGATATTTGAAACGTTCGCCTTCTGATGTTTCAACAAACATTGCTACAATGTTACGTGAACGAGAACCACGAGATTCTTCGTTTACTGGCGCACGATGTTTTAATATTAGACGTACGTTTTCTAATGTTTGTCGGCTAGTGCGTGATGACCCAGACAATGGGCCCATGCCTTCATTGACTTGGTCATTCATGGTATTCTCCTGATTTTGTTTAACCTTATATGCATAGTTTTTAGGTTCGATATGTTTTCCGAATGAACGAATATCGAAATCTAGCATATTAGTACGTGCCAAGGATTTCAATTGATTCATCATATTATTAATTTCTGGATTATCTATATCAACATCTTCACCAATATGAAACTTTAGTTCGTTAGTATTATCGTCAATATGAACCATCATGTTTGGGTCTTTAACGTAAAAAAATCTTGCTTCATCTGGTGTCGCTACACTCTTGCCGCTACCAGCATCGAACATTCTCATTCTGTGTCCACTGCCCTGCATCAACCTCATAGTCTTGTTTGCGATGTCGTTTAAATTAATTGCCATAGTTAGTATTTCCTACTGTTTTATGTATTTATCAAAATAACACAGGAAGTGGGTCGGAATAATCGCCATCTGCATCATCTAATCTCTCACCAAGCATTTCTTCATATCCTTCTTCAAATCTTGATATAAACTGTATTTCTCTTACACATAATAAGGTGGCTGACACTAAATCGTCTGTTTCGCCAGATTTTGCCTCATAACTTTTACCTTTTGCAATAAATGTTTTCAATTCTCTTATTAAATTTTTACTCATAGGAATCATCTTATCACTTTCAATCCAAGATTTCATTTTCATACAGGCTGTAATTTTTGTCTTATATGTTGTAGTAAATCCTTTTCTGGATGCCCTCTGTCTACCTTTTTTCTTCGGTTCATGTAAAAATGTTCCAGGAAATCTATCTTCTTCCATTTCTTCAATGACTATAAGAGCGGCTTCTCCTAATGAGTTGTTCTCTACACTCCAATATATTTCAGGTGAACTATTACCAAGTTCTTTCATTTCATCATTAATGATAGTAAGAACAGTATGCATTGTCTGTACTTGCCCTCTTACATCTGTTCTATTATTTTGCCATTCTGCAACTTGAACAAGTTCTGGTAACGCCCACACTTGAATAGCGGCATTATCCCCGCCTGTTCCCATAGATGGGTCTAGTCCTACTACATAAGTAGACTCTTTATTGATACTTTCATACCATCGAACTTGTCCCGTTCTTAATATTGGTTCTTTTCCTTTGATTCCTGACAACTTCAAACTATTAACTAATGTTTCATCATATGCAATAAATTGACATTCGTGTTCTCTTAAGAAACGT